TTCATCGTCGCTTCGGGCGGCAGGATGATGTTATGACTGATGCCCTGATCGATATACTTCTGGCAGTCCGCAGTCTGACGGATCAGCTCTGCCTGGTCGATCTCGGCAAAGGTCTTGAAGACGTTGCGCTCGTGCTGCGTCAGGAAGTCCAAATGTTGCACGGAGCCGGCATTCTGCAAGATCGAGAGCCAAGTCTGCTGGTCGTTGCGCCCCTTGCTTTCGAGCAGCTCCTCAAGGAACACGTTGCGCTGCGTGAAAACGCCCTTGGCATTGTCGTTCTCGAAGATATTTGCAGTCCAAGGCTCGCGTTGCTGCGAAACTTGGCCGCAGATGATCGACGAGGATGTGGTAGGCGCGATCGCATTAACCGTCAGGTTGCGGTAGCCAGTGCCCTTCAGCCCTTCCGGCTCTCCAAGACGTTCGGCGAGGTCGCGGGATGCGGCGTGTGACTCGGTGGCGAGATACTCGCTGATTTCGATATTCAGCGCTCGAGCCTCATCGCTTTCGATGGCGATCATCTGCGATTGCAGCAGCGAATGCCAGCCGAGAACACCGAGACCAAGAGCGCGCCAGCGTTCTGCAAAGCGAAGCGCATCAGCGAGCAGCCGGACACCGCGGATCTTCTCGATGTATTCCGTCATCACCGCGTCGAGCATGTAGATCATTTCGCGGACGAACGGCGTGCTCTTCCACTCGTGGTAATAGAGCGCATTGACCGAGGACAGATCACAGACGAAGCTTTCGTCGGGACCGGACGGCAGCATGACCTCAGTGCACAGGTTCGAGGCATAGATCAGCAGACCAAGCCGCTTCAGCACTTCCGGGCGAGCATTGTTGGCGTTGTCGCGGAAGACAATGTAGGGAAAGCCAGTCTCGCGCCGCTTGTTGCGAATCTTCGCCATCAGCTTGCGCTTAGGACCGCCCTTTTCTTCGGCGAGCATCGCGTTCATCCAGTCGTCGCCGATGACCACGCCGAACGAAAGATGCTGGATCGGATGGTGCACGCCACCAGAGATCGAACGCATATCCAGCCAGCGCTCGGCGTCTTCATGCTCGATATCGAGGTAGACGGCTGCATTGCCGCGGCGCGTGTTGCCCTGCGAGACGACAGTCACCTGTTCCTGCGGCAGCCGAGCGAAATGCGTCGGACCTTCCGAGCGTCCACCGCCAGAGATAGCAGAGCCGAACGGACGCAGCTTGCCCATATAGACAGAAGTGCCAGCGCCTTCCTTCGTCATCATGCCAATCTCGGCATTCTTGAAGAGAATGGAGTCCATGTCGTCGGCCATGAAGCTGCCGTTGCAGCTAATCGGCAGACCGCGCCCAGCGCCGAAGTTCGACCAGATCGGAGAGGCGGGTGAGACCCAACCGCGCTTGACGCCCAGGCGCAGCGTCGGCAGTTCAAAACCGAGGATTTCTTCTGCACGATCTACGATGGCATTGACACGCGCGATCGCCTCTTCCTTGAGGTTCTCAGGCGCGATGCCCTCGCGCAGATAGCCGCGCGAGAGCGTAGTTAGAGCCACCTGGTTCAGCCAGGCATAATCTTGTCGCATAATCTTCAGTCCTTTTAAAATTCGTCGTCCGCAGAGTCGGCCTGCGCGTATTCGGTGGGTTCAGAGTGGAAGAAATCGACCTTCGATGGAGCGTAGAGCCCCTCGGTCATCCAGAAGGTCGCCTCCTGGACGGACTTGTCGACGTGGAAGACCGGCTCGTAGCCGACCATTTCGAGGCTTTCGTTGAAGCGCTGAGCAACGTAGCCCTTGAGCACTTCGGCATTGAGCTTGTCGCCCTGGAAATCGCCGATCATCCAGTTGATGAGTTCGCATTCAGCGCCGAACGCGACGTGGCATTCGTGCTTGATTTTGCGTTCCATTTCCTGATCGAACAGCTCCGGATATTCCTTGCGGAGCGTCATGATGATCTTGGCGCCGGCCTGGGCGTGTAGAAGCTCCTCGTTGCGCGTGTATTTCACCTGCTGCGCAGCATCCTTGAGCACGTTCTGAAAGCGGTTGAGCCAGAGGATCACGTAGAACTGGCTGAAGAGGCTGACGTTTTCCACGAACATCGTGAAAAGGATCAGGCTGTAGATGTATTGCTTGCGGTTGTCGCTGTAGACGCGCTCGCCGTGCTTGTTGAGATAGCCGACGCGCCCAGCAACAGCCGGAACACTCATGTTGTCCTTGAAGACGTCGATCAGACCGAGCTTCTTCAGGAGCTTTTCGTAGGCGTTGTTATGGATGACCTCGATGTAGGCCATCGTGATCCCGAGATCCTTAATCGAAGGATGCGGAAGATGATCGCCGAGGCGTTTCCAGAACTCCTTCACGGAGACCTCGATCTGGGCGATCGCTGCAAGGCAGCGCGTGACCATCTGGCGCTCAGCCTCATTGAGATTGAGCTCATAGTCGGTCTTGTCGGTGTCGAAAGTGAACTTCTTTGCGGTCCAGAAGCCATCCTGCATGGCTTCGATGTAGTCCTGTGTCCACGGATAATGGTCGGGCAGACGCTCGACCTGGCGTTCGAAAAGCATTCGGTGCTCCTGCAGTGAAAGGTGTGCTCATTGTAAGTCAGTTTTTACTGACTAAACAGGCTTGATTTTACGATTATGCTGCCTTCTTGAGCGAAGTCGCGAGCATTGCGGCAGCCTGGCGGAACGCCGGCGTCTTGATACCTGCAAAGGCAACGCCGCAGCCGTCTGCCAGGTGTTCGTTTGCGTTGGTCGGATCGCCCTTGCTGTAGCCCTTGCCGTTCTTGGCGTGTCGCAGCCACGGACCATCCGGGAACTTCTCAAATGCCCAGGCAATCATTTCTTCCTTCGACGCAGTGCGCGTGCCGACGGCTGCCTTCTTCGTCTCAGCCGGAGCGACCTCGATCAGCGGGGTCTTCAGCGAGAGCGCGCCATAGACGCCAATCACAATCCCGAAGCCAAGCACGGCGTCATAGGATTTACCGCCGAACGGGATTTCGGCGAAGATGATATCGCAGTCCTCGAGGTAGGCGTCTGCCTCGGTCGCGAGCGTCCTGGCGCGCTCATAGGTATCGGACGAGGCGCGCACCTGCTTTGCCTTCGTCTTTTCCGTCTCGATCAGTTTCAGACCAACCAGCTCGAGCTCGCCGGTGTCCGTTTCATAGTCCAGCTTCGCTATGCCGAAGTTGCGCAGCGAACCATCGAGACCGCCAATGCGGATCTTTGCCATTAGAATCTCCCGTAGTTTTGGAGTTTGCGATTGTTTTCGAGAGCCTCTTCAGCTTCTTGAGCCTTGCGGATCTCGGCGGCTTCGTCCTCAAGCTCGAGCGCCTCGGACGTCTCGTTGATCAGAGCCTCGAAGTTCTCTTGCTCGGAGCCGATTGCTTCAGCATAGGCGGGACCGAAAAGAGGGAAGACGTCGTCCATCTTCCGCTGTTCGACCTCAATATGCTTGAATTCACGGTTATCAGCCGGCTCGAAGCAGAAGATGATTTGTCCGCGGCCGCCAACGCGGACGGAGGAGAGCAGGAACTCGATCGAGCTATCGATCGGCGCCTGGCGGTATTCACTGTCGTGCCGCAGAACCGGAAGCTGATGCATGCCTTCGACGTAATAGATGCCGTCGAGTGCCTTCACCTTCTCGAAAATGCGGTCGGCAATACGCTGAAGCCTTGCCTTTTCGGCTTCATCAAGGGTTTTTCTTGCCATTTCCAAACCTTCAGTCAATGTTTACTGACAATAATAGTCAGTGAATTCGTGGGCTGCGTGAATTTTTCACGCGATTGCCGCTCCCAGGAGGATGAGACCGACGATGGCGCCGACGATCCAGATTGCCATCGGGACGACAACGATCAGCGCGAGCCCTTCCAAGCCGCTCTTGCGAGTGAGGAACGCGGTGAGGCCTGCGCCGATGTAGCCAGCGACGATGACGGCCACGATGTAGATCGCGGCTGCTCCTACGACCTCTAGGCCGCTCATATCTTCCTCCTCAGAACGCGTGAAAGGAACGAGGGCTTCGGATCGTATTCAGCCCAGCGCTCCATGCCTCGATGATCGTGGCGCTGATCGACCAGTTCCTCGAGGGCTCGGATCGCAGGTGCGATCAGCCCATCGGCAAATTGAGCCTGGCGAATGACCTCGCCGGCCTTCAGCTTTGCATAGGCGTGCCGGAGCTGTGCCAGGTGGTAGACGATGTCGGTCACGCTACCTTCCTCACAAAAAGCTGGTCGCCTGCATGAAGATCGTGGCTATGCAGATACTCGATCGGCTGATCGTAAGCATGGAAGATGCCGACCGGATCAGGCTCGCATGGGATCGACGGCTTGCTCACCTGCTCTTCGACTTCGGCATTGATCATCGCCACGAAAATCTTGCCGACATGACCGAGAACCAGACCTTCCGGCGGGAGACCATTCTGATCGCGCGCCGCGTCATAGCCGGCGTTCAGAACTTCCTCGCTTGGCATGGCGTTCGTCGCGCAAGGAGGTCATCCTTATACTCGTCGGTCATTTCGATTCCGCACTCTGAACATACGAGCGAGAAGCAATGATCGAAGCCGTCTTCCACATCGCGCATGGACGTGAAGATCGGCGGCTTGGAGCAAAATGGGCAGTCGAGAATAATCATGCTGTAACCTCTCTGAGTGTGGTTTGGCCGTTCTTCTTCTCAACCTCGATGATCTGAGGAATCCAATCGGACAGCGAGTTATGGCTGATGACGAACACTGAGCCGCGCTCTTGCGCCTTCTCTTCGAGGATCGTCGTCAGGCGTTCCAGACCAGGCTCATCGAGCGCATGGTCAATCTCGTCGCCGATGAAGAGTTCGATCGGCTTGGCGGCGCGTGTCGCGACCAGGTCTTGCAGCGCCAATGCTGTCGCCACGCGGACCTTGCGCTTCTCACCGCCTGAGAGGCCGGCGAACTTCTGCGAGCCTTTCTCATTGACAACCTCGATGGAGAACTTTTCGCGAAGCTCACTCTTGGCGTTCAACACAAGTGTCGTCCAGGTCGCCGTGATGTTGCCGTCGGACAGCGTCGCCAGGTAGTGCGCCGTGCGATCGTTGAGGAACGGCGTCACTTGGTCGAGGATGTGCGCTCTGACACCGGCCGGCGAGAACACCTTGGCGACAGCAGATGCGTGCGCGTGATCCGTTTCGAGCTGTTCGGCTGTCGATTTGAGCCCTGCGAGATCCTTCTCGGCTTTTTCGAGCAGCTTCCTATGCCGCTCGATGTTCGCCAGGTGCGGATTCTCCTCGGCCATGATCGCCTTCGACCGGTTCACATGCGTTCTCGCTGCATCAGCCAGCGTGTTTCGCGCCTGAACCTTGCGACGGACCTCGTCGAGCTTAGCTTGTAGATGCGCTCTGTCGCGCGTGACTGTGCTTAGATCAGTCATTGACGCTTTGAACGCGTCCCGCTCGTCACAGCGCTTCTCTGTCTCTTTTTGAGCTGCTTCCAGCTCAGACTTGAGCGAGCGATATTCAGTTGCTTTCGTCGTCAGGTCGCGCTTGGCAGCATCAGATGCTGCGGAGATCTCTTCCGCGGTGATTTCGCGGCCGCAGCCGTCGCAGGGGCAGCCGATCTTGTGATTGATCTGCTCATATGCCGTCTTGTGCTTGCGCGTTGCATCAGCCGCGAGCTTCACCTGCCGATCGAGCGCGAGCATCTTGGCTGACGCCTGGGCGACGAGCGTCTCGTGCTCGGCAAGCTCCGTGTTCTGATAATCGACCGAGTCGATTTTGTTGTCGATCACGGCGATCGCAGCCTCATAGTCGGCTTCGGCGTTCGGATCCCTGGCGAGCTCGGCGTCGATCACCTTGACGTCAGAGACTTTCGTGCGCGCGATATCCTTCTCGTCTTCGGCGCGCTTCTTCTGAGCCGTATCCCATTCGTCGCGGATGCGCTCGAATTCAGCCACGTTGTCGCGGTGATGCTTGGCGCTGTGTTCCAGGCGCTCCGTCTCCTGCTTGACGCGCTCGACGTTGCCAGTGACGACACCAAGCCGCTCGCGTGCTTCTGTATAGGCCGATTCAAGCAGTGTGACGCCGGACGCCTCTTCGATCAGGAGCTTGAGGCTCTTATCTGTCATCGCCGGAAGGTCTGGCATTTGTTCCTGACCGGCGTAGACGGCAGAACGGAACACCTCGAGGGATGCGCCGATGATCTTGTCGACAACGACTTGCGTCAGCTTGTCGGTGCCTTTCGTCAGATCCTTCGGCGCAGAGCCGAGCGTTGCGCCCTGATGGAAGACGGTCAGCGCGTTCTTGTTCGGCTTGTGCTTGCGGTGGCGCGCGATCGTGTAGATGTTGCCATCGTCCTCGATGACCACCTCGACACGCGTGTTCTTGCCAGCGGTGTCGTTGATGACGTCGTCGCCGGAAACACCGCGTGCTGTCTCGCCGTAGAGGCACCAGCACAGACTGTCGGCGAGCGATGACTTGCCGGCGCCGTTCGATGCAGCGGACGTGTCGTCATTGTTCACGCCTTGAATGAGCACCAGGCCGCGGTCTGCGAGCTCGACCTTGCCTTCAGCGATCGCGAGGAAGTTCTCAATGGTTAGGGTCTTGAATTTCAAATGCGTGGCTCCCGGTAGTTACGAAAGATGATGGCCGCGGTGCTCATGAGCTGGCGCGTCTCGGCCTCACTCTCAGGCTCGAGGACCAACCAACCGTCTTCGGTTTTGATTGCGAGGTTCTGACTGCCGTTCTGACCGCAAAAATTGGGTGCGATCTCGACGGCTTGAATTTTGGAACGGCGCTGCGAGCCGCTCTTGCGGGTCCACATACGCATTACTCGTCACCCTCCTCGTCTTCGTCTTTGGGGTAGCCGATGATCTCGCAGACGCCATCGATGAATTCGTAGGCGTTCTGGATCACGCGATCTGTCTGGTAGACCGTCTCGGAGCAGTCGATGCGCTGATCGGTCTTGAACTTGGCGCAGTGCAGATAGAGCGCCTCAGCATTGACCGGATAAACAAGGAGCTCTTCGCGCGCCTCGCTGCTTTCAGCGCCACCAATGAAACATTCGCCGCTCGACATGCAGTAGGCTTCAGTTCGGCCGCCTTCGAGGCGATACTCGGTCTTGAAGCCCATGTGGCCGTTGAACATGAACGCGCCAGGTGGGCATTCGGCGAGAGTGACGAGTTTTGTCATTGAGCCTTCTCCTTGAGAGCTTTGATCCTAACGCGCCCGATCAGCTTCCATGACGTGTCTGCTTTGGCGTCTTCAGCGCTTGCATCAACCCATTCACGGTCAGCCCAAGCACCACTTATGATCACACCGGCGTCCCGGTGCGCGTAAATGTTCTTCAACGCGCCAACTCGAACTCCAAACCAAGTCGCCATCAGCGTGCTCCTGCTGTAATTGCCGCAGCGATGTTGCCGGACGCAGCGGCTTCGTTGATCTGTTGCTGGCGCGACTTGACCGGCGTCGTGCTGACAGGCGCCTTTGCAGCGCCTTTATGCGAATAAGTGCGGCGCTCGCGCTTCAGCGGCTCATTCGAGACTTCGCTCTGGCGCTCGACCGTGAAGTTCAGCCCCTGCATCTTCTCGCGATACATAGCCATCGTCTGAAGCGGCAGATCGTGAATGCGTCGGCGCTGACGCAACTCGACCGTTTCGACGTAGTTGCCATCGGCGTCGAAAAGGCTCTCAAGCGTCAACTGGTCATACTCAATGCTGAAAAGCTGCATGTTCTTTCCTTAGTTAATTCAACGTGTTAACGCACACTAGCGCGTCACGCGCAGGGAAGCTTTCGGTTATTGTAAGTCTGTGCTTTGTCATTAGGCTTCTTCGTGCACCGATCTGGCTTTTGCGAGCACGTCAGCGCATGCGGACTTCAGCCTGGCTCGATCGATGAAGGTCGGCAGATTGGTGTCGTTGTCGACGAACGCCGTGACCGAGTCATCGAGCGAGGCACCAGCCTTTGCGGCTCCGGGTCTCCGAGCGGTGACAACTGATTTAGTGGCGATGATCGACACGCCGGCAGCATTGGCGCCTTCGAAGAACTTGCGGATCTCTGCAATCTCAGTCGTCGTCATGTCCTTTGCGGAGAAGCGGACATAGTTGCCGGCGACCGCCGACAGCATTTCTTCCTCGTCAGTCATGCCGGTGACATCGACGAAGCGCGGCGCGTGCGTTGCCATATGCTTGATGGTGCCGTCATCCTCGACCACCAGGAAGCCAGCGCGTGAACCGACATCACCCCAGGTCTGATGCGTGAGTGCGCCGATTGAATAGATGCCGCCGCCGAGATCCTTGTAATTGTGATAGTCGCCGGCAAAGACGTTCCTGAAGCCGAACGTCTGAAGCATCTGCGCCGTCAGACCGTGATCCGGCATGGCAGGCAACACGCCGTCGATACCAGAGTGGATGAATGCGTCCGTTTCCTTCACGCGCTCGCCGAGCTCGTCAGCGATGACTTGCATGTCCGCGAGCAGATCGGTGTAGGAAGCGCGGAAGGGGAACATTGCGATGAGGTGATCGCCCATCCAGCGGATCGTCGGCTTTTCATCGACAATGAAGCACTTGCCCTTCTTCGAGAGCTTGCCGAAGGTGCGAATGGCATTGCCGAGCTTCGTCGTTTCCTTGCCGGCCAGGTCGTGATTGCCTGGGATCGCAGCGATATCGAGCCCCATTTCCAGCACCTGCTCGAAAGTCTCTTCGAGCGGATTGAGAACTTCAGGGTCGATCGAGCCGCGAACGTGCAGAATGTCGCCAGCGATGACGATATGCGATGCCTTGATCGAGACGGCATGCTTTGCAGCGCGCAGGATCTCGTCGATGATGATCTGCAGCCGCCCGTTGACGCCTTCGGCCGTCGGCTTGGAGAACATTGTCCACTTATGAGCGTGGATATCTGAGAGGATGACGTAGCTCACTGCTGCTCCTTGTTCGTCAGTCAATTTTTACTTACTAATGCAGTTATACGAAAAGCGACTTGGGATGCAAGTCGCTTCGCATTGGATTCTCAGAAGATCTTCTGAAGCCCTTCGACCACATCCCAAGGTGACATATTCGAACCGTTGCCGCTCATCCGCAGCCAACGCTTCTTGCCATTTTCGGATGCGCTAATAAACAGCTCGAGGCTTTCAGAGTTGTCGACAATCACACCGCCTTCAATTACGATCGTGCCGGAGATATCGGAGGCGCGCTCAATCAGCTCCGAAAGGATTTCGCTTCCCTTGGTCGCAGGGGAAGTGATGAAGGTGGTGATTGGATCTTCGTCGATCCTGGTCGCGTAGATCACAGAGCCGAGCAGCAGTGCGGCTTCAACCGTTGGCGCGGCCAGACTGACGTTAACGCCTTCCGATTGCACCCGATTGCCGTGGCGGTCCTGAAGATCCGTGCCTTTTGGAACGTGGATAGTGAAATGCTTCAAAGTTTGCTCCTATCTAATCTTAACTTTACCCGGCAAGTATTTGAAATGCTGCAGGGGAAGGTAGCGCTGTTGTGCACCACCACGTCTGCCATAATCAAGGAATTTCGAGAGTTTGCGGTTGAAGAAATTGTCGATGCAGGTGACGTAAATGTCGTTGTTCTGCCGCACGCGCACGCCGACGTATCGAATACCCATCAGGCGCATTTCACCGAGCGTCTCCTCATCGATCGCCCAGCAAGCGACGTCGTTGCGCACGGCGTCAGAATTGGTCTTCTCACCAGACCGGAAGATCTGATCGAGCTTCCGACTGGCGAGGTAGACGTCACGATTGGCAAAGTGAAAGATGTGGCCGTAGATCCGCCGACCCTTGCGGACGATCGTTGACCTGACCTTCGGTTTGCGTGCCATTCTCGAAGCCCTTCCATTCATAAAGGCCTTGAGCGCCCTTGATCGGGATCGGATGGTCGAGAAGTTCCGGCTTCATCATGCGCCAGGCAAACCCGCCAGGCTTATACCAACCGTAGGCTTTCTCTTCGAGCGTGATCTCCTCCAGGAACTCATCCGTGATGACTTCGTAGGAGTTCAGCTCAGCCGTGCCGAGCAGATAACCACGCGGCAGCTCTTCGATCGGCGGCAGATCCAGCGTCTGATACATGAACTGGAAATCCGGATCTTTGTATGCTGCCATCTGCTGCGGCAAAAGGTTCTTCGTCGCAGCAATCCCGATACGCTGACCGATCACCGAACGAGGCGGCGCCCAAGTGCGTGTTTCAAAGATTTTGAAGCCCCGGACGATCAGTGTCGCCCAGGGCTGCCAGATTGAAATAACCTTCATGCAAATCACCCCGCTAAATCGCTAATTCGTTACAGACTAATAGCGTGAAATCAGCGGAAGTGAATCGCAGGACGCTATTTTTCCTTATGCGGCTTCAGCCTGCTCTTCGGCGTCATTGCCAGCTTCGACCGGTGCCTCGTATTCTTCAGCCGCCGGCAGCAGAGCCTTGAGCTCATCCAGGAGGCCTTCATCCTCGACCTTCTTCGCAAGGGCGGTTGCGAAATACTTCTTGCCGTCGGTCCACTGGACGTAGGCGCCGGTCTGCTTGAGGATCTTCTCGCCGATGAGGAACTCGATCAACGAGCGAGCAATGGCAAAGTGACCCTGGCCGTTGTCCTGGAATTCGAAGCGCCACTTGGCGGTTTCGAACGGACGCGAGACCTTGTTCTTCACGACCTTGGCCTTGATCTGTGCGCCGAGCACCACAGCATTCTCGCCGTCGCCCTTGGTGATCTTGGAAGAGCCGAGCGAAATACGCTGCGAGAACACGTATTTCGGCGTCTTGCCGCCAGGTGTCGTTTCAGGGTTGCCGTAGACGACGCCGATGTTCATGCGGATCTGGTTGAGGAAGATCGCGCAGATGCCGAGATCCTCGACGTGCTGAGCAAATGCCGGGAAGTGAGCCGACGTTGCACGAGCCAGAGCTGTGTTGTCGTGCATGGAACGATCGTTCGGATCCTTTTCCTTGACGACCTTGCCTGCCTTCATTTCGTAGAGTGCGGAGTTCGGCACCATGAAGGCGAGGGAGTCGAACACCCAAGCGATCGGCGCTTCCGGAGCGATCAGCTTGCCGACGCGCAGAGCGGTTGCAACCTTGACGCAGAGAGCCAGCGACTCTTCGAACGTCTTCGGCTTCTTGTAGAGCCACTTGTTCGGATCGGTCGAGAGGCCGAGGTTGACACCCTGCGGCTGGTCGAAGGAGCGCTCGTGGTCGGAGAAGCCGGCAAAGCCGCCCTGGCGCTGAGCATCAGCCATTGCGCAGGTTGCGAGCGCGGTCTTGCCGGAAGATTCAGGACCGTAGATTTCAACGATGCGCTTGACCGGCAGACCGCCATCCCAGCGATGGCTGAGCGCATGATTGAGCGGCGGGAAGCCGGTGTCGAGATACTGCGTGACCGTCGATTGCTCGTCGCTTTCGCCTACGACGCTTGCCAGAACGGATGCGATATCGTCTGCAGATGCCATTTCTTGTCTCCTACTCGTTGTCGTCAATGAAATCGACTTCGCTTTCGTCATCGGCGGAAGCGTCGTCGTCCTCGTCGTGTAAGTCAGTTTTGACTGACTGGAATTTGCGCACGCGAGGAGTTCTGGGGAGTGCTTCCTTGGCGGAACGCGTCAGGCGGCCGCCAATTAGCTTTGCTGCTTGCTTGCCATCGACCTTGCTCAGATCGATTTCACCACCGGCGCCAACTGCTTCCGCCGGAATGGCTGTCTCGGTTGGCGCCGCGACCACAACCTGCTGAACGGGATGCGCCGGAGCGGCTGATGGCGTGAGCTGAATGGTGCCTGCCGGGATCATCACTGTCTTCGGCGGCAGCTTGATATCTGCCAGCGAGAACTTCGGTGAAACGCCCTGCGCGATCCGGTGATCGAGTGCTGCGCGTTCCTTCGCTGCGATGAACATGCCGTAGAGATAGTGGAACGCCTTTTCCATATCTTCTTCAGTGACATCGGCGGCGATCTTCTCGAAGGACTTCGTCAGTGCCTGGACTGAACCGGCGACCTTCGAGACCGCTTCTTCGAGCTTCTGGACGCTCATGCGTATCTCCTGGCGTAAAGGTGCTTGAGCCAGTCGTAGATCGCCTGGAGAAGAACGAAGAGGACGACAAACGGCCAGAGCAGAGAGGCGAGGTAGACCGGATATCCGCGGTGCTCTGTCATTTCGTGCATGACAGCGACTGCGAGGCACCAGCCGCACGCAAACAGTGCGACCGATAGGATTGAGAGGGTAATCATGCTGCTAGCTCCTGTTGCAGTTCATGGAGGGCTGGAAAGACGCTCGCCCAGACCGTTAGGTTCTTGGTGATCGACTTGAAGAGGAAGCGGTTGCAGAAGTTCTCGAACCGCTGAATGTCAGGCGTGCCCTTGTTGACCGCGAGGTTCAGCGGATCAGGGCGCTGCGTCGTGCGCAGGTCCATCAGCTTCATGTTGAAAGCGAACTTGATGCGCCGGTCCTCGTCTTCGACAAGGTTGCGATACTTTTTCGGCACCTTCTTCAGATCGAGCGAGCCGTCGATGCACATGTTGGAAAAGTTCGCGAGCGAGCCATACTGATTGAGGAAGTCGATCGCGCCTTTCTCGCCAACGCCACCGACGCCAGGAATGTTGTCGCCGGAGTCGCCAAACAGGCACTTCATTTCGAGGAACTGCTGAAAGCCCTTGAGATCGTAGCCGAGCGCCTCGTTGATATCTTCCCACTTGCGGATCTTGCGATCGACGATCGGATCGAACCAGATGATGTTGTCGTTGACGAGCTGCACCCAATCCTTATCGCCGGAGACGAGAACGATCTTCGCGCCTTTGGCTGCGTAGCGATCGCCAACGATGGCGGCCAGGTCGTCTGCTTCCATGTTCGCAGCCTTGATCTGCGTAACGCCAAGCAGCTCGAGTGCCTTCTTGATTGCCGGCATCTGCTTCTGTGCCTGCTCGCGAGCTTCCTTCTGCTGAATTTCAATCTGCGAGGTGGCAGGCTTGTCGCGATTAGCCTTGTATTCAGGATAGGCCATGCGACGCCAGGAAGCACCGTCCCAGAGAACGATCGGCGTGTAGGAGGCGTAAACAGACTGAATGCGCCGGAGAATTTGGAGAAACTGATAGACCGCCTGGACCTGGACGTCGCCGACAGTCAGCTTTTTCGTGTTGTTCGCGGCATGCGTGATATTGGGGCCGTCGATCAGCAGATAGCGGTTCATTGAAATACCTTTTGGAAAAGAGTAAGCCGGAAGTGCAGAGAACGGGGCAGCACTTCCGGCTTGGAGGTCAGAGAGCGGTGTAGGAGCGGCTCTCTGCCTCAGATGACAAGCTCGGATGCGCGACTATCCGAGCTGCCGACCAACTGCGCGTTTTCGCGCGGCGCAGCGGCGGTTACAGGTTGTCCAGATCAGCGAGGACGTCGTCGATGTCACCGTCATCAACGGCGGCTTCGGCGGCTTCTTCGACTGCCGCAGCGACAGTCTTCTTCGGAGCAGGCTTGGTAGCTGCTTCCTCACGCTCGACCTGAGCGATATCGCCTTCATCGACTTCGACCGGCTCTTCAGCAGGTTCTTCTTCAACCGGCTGCTTGACGGTAGCGGCACGCGAAGTCAGAGCAGCCGTCGGCGTCTTTGCGGCCGAAGAGCCGAGACGCGGAACGTCGATCTGTGCCGTCTGCGCGATGAAGGTCAGCGCCTTCTGTTCTTCGCCCTTGAAGAACTCACGGTTGATGTGCTGCTTCAGGTCGTTCACGCCGCCCATATGAGCCTTCGTGACCGGCTTCGAAGCGCCAGGCGCCGTGTTGACCGAGTATTCGGTCTGAAGACCCTTGCCGGTCTTCGTAATCATGATGTCCATACCTTCGACTGCATCGAGAAGATCGACGCCTTCTTCGGCGAACTGCTGCACCAGACCCATGATGTTACCGAACGTGCCGCCGGTGATTTCGAGGATCTGGACCTTGTCGGGATCAGACGAGCCCTTGGAGCGATCGAGCACGTTCAGGAGAACGGTCTTCTTCGCGCGCCAGCTCTCATAGAGCTTGCGGGATTCTTCATCAAAGGCGTTCTTGATCGCCTCGTTGATCGCGGTGTCGATTTCGCACGGTTCACCGAAGCACACGTCGGAGCAACCGACGACAGCGAACGGCTTGCCGTTTTCTTCAGCCTTGATCCAGTGAACGCCGAGATCTGCCCAGAACTGTTCGTCAGGATTTGGAATGACGATGCGGTAACGGTTCATGCCTTCTTTCGGCTTGATGCGGTCGCCGCTGGAGCGCTGATACTTGTTAGCAGCGTTCGAAACGAGTTTCTGGAGAGCAGGAGAGAGAGCCATAACTAAGTCCTTTGGTTCGATGGTTCTTTGGTTCGTTAGTTCTTAGCGAATTCGCTAATTCGCTAAGAACATAATAGCGAGAGTTCGAAGGGTTGCGCGCTTTTATTCAGCGACGAGAGCGGAATATTTCACGCGCTGGCCGGCAGCACGGTTGGCGACGATCTTCTTCTGGAGGGCAGCTTCCTTGGCCTTGCGAGCGGCCTCTTCGTGGCGCTGGGCTTCGTCCAGGGACTTCTTCTCGTGCTTTTCCAGCTTGTCGACGATCTTGGTGATCGGCGAGACGATGCTCTCGACCGTGTCCTCGATGCCGAAGAGGCTCTTGAAGAAGTCTACGATGGTTTCGATTTTCATTTCCTTCACTCCGATTTGTAAGTCAGTATTTACTGACACGTTAATAACGAAAAATTCACGGACTGCTAGTCTTTTTACGCGGCTTCTGCACTTTTGTTCTTGGCGCGAGCCATGTAGGCGGCTTTCAAGTCCTCGACGTCCTGAGCGCGCTCGTTGGCGGCGCCGATCTTCAACTCTCCCTTCATTTCCTCACGTTGGATAAAGCCTTGCTGGATTAGCATATCGCGGCGGTGACGGAAGGCTTCGACAGCCGTCTTCGTCACGTCCTCGATCTGGCGAGCCTCGTTGAGCGCACGCTGCGCCGCTCTGACGCGCTCGTGGCGTGTGACCTGGGCGGCAATGTTGCCTTCTGTCACTTTCGCGCCGGTGGCTGCGAGCTCGTCTCGGATGATGCGCGACACTTGCGCCTCGGTGTTCTCGACCAGCATCTTGATATTGTTCACCTGGCGCGAGGCCTTGGCGGCAAGAATGCCGTAGTGCGCAAAGAGGCTGGCCTGTTTCATGAAGGCTGTCGACAAGTCCGCGGTGGAGTAGGCTAGATCGGCCTTCAACTGTGCGGCATCGACGTAATCCACGACCGTAATGGTCTTGGCCTTTTTCTGTTCTGACATTTGAAACTCCTGTTTCAGTGATAATAGCGCTCAAACAATGGGTTGCGCTGGTTTAATCAAGGAGATCGACAACCGACGCGAATGCGTCCTCGAGGATCTCCTGCTTTTCGGGTGCGTAGTGGATCTCGCCGGGATTGAAGCCGATGACGATGTTTGCATCGAGCTCCTT